CAAGATGAGTATGCAGCCATTCTTGTCTTGCTTGAGGCCGCGCATGCCGAGGCATTAGGGCATATCTCAACGCTGTGGCAAGATAAGGACATTGGCGAGATTGCAACACGTGTCAACATGACATATAGTGAGGTGACAAGCAAGATTAAGGCGGCAATGGATAAATCGCTGCCGAGGCTTGCGGACAATGAGGTTACGCAAATACAGGCCATGTTAGAGGAGATAATCCCGGGCGTGGCAATAAAGGGCGCAATGGTTGAGTGGCAGAAAATCGCGGAGCGCCCCGCGGCGGCAGGTAGTACGCTTGCACAGCTTGTTGATGCGCTTGGCGTCAATAACATGACGGATGTGGTCGATACGACAAAGCGGGCGATTGAGCAAGGCAAGACGCTTGAGGCGCTTGTGGTTGATCTTCGTGGCCGTGCGGTGAGGCGGGCGAAATGGGTTAGCGGAAAATATGTGCCAGGTGAATATACAGGCGGCATAATGACGGTTGACACGCGGCAGGCGGAAGCGCTGGCAAGAACCGCGGTCATGCATGTAACTAATTCAGCGCGTGATGTGTTCTGGCAAGCGAATGAAGATATTATTAAAGGCTACATGCGCGTCGAAACGCTGGACGAGAGGACGTGCATTGAATGCGGGATTGCGGACGGCACGATGTATGGCGTGAATGAGCCGAAGCCGTTCCTCCCCCAGCACGTTTCGTGCCGAGGCCTGTACACGGTGGTGTTTAAGAGTTTCCGTGAGCTTGGCATTGACGCTGATGAATTACCTGATACAACGCGCGCGAGCATGAACGGACAGGTGCCGAAATACACAACGTGGAAGGATATGCTGAAATCGGCAAGCCTAAAAGAACAGGCTGAGATATTAGGGCCGACGCGCGCGAAGCTGTATCAGCAAGGAATGCCGGTAGAATCGTTCGTGAAAGATGGTAAACTACTGACACTGAAGGAGCTGAAATGAAAAACTGCATGGTCCCACACTTTATTAAGAAAGGCGAACACTTGACGATTGAAGGCGTTGAGTATGTTGTGGTAGGAGTAAAGAAGCTCGATGCGCCATTCTATGAGGCGGAGCTTGAGCCATTTATTCCTGAAACTGATGACAAGGTGCAAGAGAAAGTTATCGATGAATCCGATGACTGATTTTATTTGTGAACAATCTGGCAAGGCCAGAAATAATACGGGCAAGGCCCGACCCTAGGGGTATGATATGGACAAATTGAAAGAATTGCTGAAAGAGCTTGGCGCGACCGATGCGCAAATTGCCAAGGCCGAGGGCATTGTCAATGAGAGCATGCAGTCCGCGATAGATGCAGAAGTCGCTGGGTTGAAGAAGAAGAACAAAGAATTGCTGGAGAAGTACAAAAACCCAGACGATGACGCACGGCAAAAGCTCATTATGCTGGAATCAGAGCGCGATGAATTGCAGGCGAACCTTGCGCGGTTGCAAAAGGACTTGGAAACCGTGAAGGCTGACAAGCTAAAAGCGGAGAAAGAACGAGACGAGAAAGTCTCTGCCGCGAATCAGACTGTCGCAGACCTGCTGATTGATGGCGGGCTGACTTCGGCACTCGCAGGCGCAGTGAAACCTGCTCACATGGAAGCGGTGAAATTATTGCACAAGAGCAAATTTACCGTTGAAATCGGGGAAGACGGAAAGCCACGGGCTGTCGCAAGCGTCAAGGTCGCTGACGGCACGGTGAAGAAGCTCGACCCCAAAGCGTATGTAACTGAGTGGATGAATACGCCTGACGGTAAAGAATGGGCGCTTGCTTCAAGCAATTCTGGTGGCGGTGCTGGTGGTTCTGGAGCTGGAGGCGGCACAAGCAAGGCGTTCAAAGACATGACGCTTGATGAACGGACGCAGCTTTTCAAGAGCAACCCAGCGCAATACGCGGCACTTGAGGCCGCATCTAAAGGATAAAAGGAGTTTTATATGGCAGAGACTAAACTTTCGGATGTTATTGTTCCGACTGTTTTTGACCCTTATGTTTCAGAGCGATCGATTCATCTCAATAAATTCTTCCAGGCAGGAGTGCTAGTTCAATCGCCAGTGCTGTTCGATAAGCTTGCGGGCGGTTCTAACACCTTCAATTTCCCGTTCTGGAAAGATTTATCTGGAGATTCAGAGATTCTTGCTGAAGGCAGTGACATGACGGTGAATGAGATTACCGCTGACAAGATGATCGCTCGCCGACAGCTTCGTGGTAAAGCATGGGGCGCGACTGACCTTGCGGCACAGCTTTCAGGCGATAATCCAATCCAGGCAATCGGCGACCGTGTGGCGCAGTATTGGGCGACACAGTATGAAAAACTGCTTACACTTGCTGTGCGCGGTATTATCGCTGACAACGTTGCCAATGATTCCAGCGACCTCGTGGTGAATATTGCAACCGAGAATGGCAACAGCGCGACCGCAGCAAATAAAATAAGTGCAGAAAAGACCATTGAAGCCGTCCTTAAACAGGGAGACCACTTCGGCGAAGTGTATGCTATTGCTGTTCATTCAACCGTGTATGCGACTCTGCTCAAGAACGACCTGATTGACTATGTGCAGGACAGCCGATCTAACCTGCTCATTCCCAAGTACATGGGACTGAATATCGTTGTTGACGATGACCTGCCAGTGATTGCCGGTTCCACAAGCGGATACAAATATCATTCGTATCTGTTCAAGCAGGGCGCGATTGCATTCGCCGAGAATCCCGGCAAGTATGTTGCTAATGAAGCCTATCGAGACCCGAAAGGCATTGGTGTCGATTCGCTCTATACCCGCAGGCAGTTCTGCATTCACCCGCTTGGCTTCTCTTGGAAGAAGGCAAACGATATCGCTACTTCTCCATCTGATGTTGACCTGTATACCGCTGCGTCTTGGGATAGGGTGTACAACGCAAAGAACGCGGGCGTCATCGCGCTGATTTCCAACGGCTAATAGGAGGCTGTGCAATGTTCCATTCACGGAAAAGATATCAGAAAATAATTCTGGCCATGGATGATGCGATGACTACGTCCCGCGATATGAATGTCGCGGGGCTGGCGTCGGCCATTACCCTTGCGACAGTATTGAGGATACAATATTCGGCGCACGTTGCCGACGTAACCGCAGGAGAGACCACCGGAGAGCATAAGGCGCTTCATACGGCGGGACAACTCGATGCCGCCAGTGTAGTACCGTACAACCTCGCTACCCTGCTCGTCCTCGTCAACGACCTCACGGCTAAGTACAACCTGCACAATACCGATGCCATTGCCGAGACGCCAACCTACCATATCGCGAAGGGTACTACCCACGCGCTTGCTGCTGTAACTACCGTGGCAACTCTTGCTGACGCAATCTCCAGGCTGAACGACATCAAGGCGAAATTCAACGCGCATGATGCGGACTCGACCGCGCATACCAAGGGAAGCAAGTACCAGATCGCGGCTGATGACGCGGCGCTTGGAGCGGCGATATTCGTTCCTATGGCAAACGTCAAGGCTGGAGACATGGTGTCGTGGGCTATTCTCAACGATGGAAGCGGCAACGTCACTGGCGTATCGGCTGTTGCGAACAATGGCGGCGTGACATTCACCTTCAGTGCTGATCCACAGAATGACGCAATCATTTCGTACTGTGTCGCGGCAGAGTAAGGAGTGCCTGGAATGGAAGGATTGAAATTGCCGAAAGGTGCCCTTGAAAAAGAAAAAATACGAGCCATCCTTTCCAGGCTTGATATGCTTGAAAAGCGCGCTAACGAAGCGGAAAGCGAGCTTGAAAAGCTAATTGAGCTTGAAAAGCTAATTGAGCTTGATAAACCCGAAAGGCTGGAAAAGCTAGACAAACGCATAGGCGCGCTTGAGAAGGCGCTGGAGAAAAAGAAGTGAGCCTGTTAATTGTCGAAGACGGTTCAGGAGTCCCTGACGCGAACGTGTATTCGACACTCGATGCGTTCAAGGCATATACACCGCTCGGCGGGATATCCATCCCAACAAGTGCCGACGATACAGCCCTTGAAAAAGCGCTTATCAGGGGCACTGCATACATAGAAGGTGCATATTCATACAGATGGCCGGGGTATCGGATGACGCAAACGCAAGGGTTGTCCTGGCCTCGTTATGAAGCA